CCACTTGTTTGCAATCTTGTTGTTGTTGCTGGTCGGTGGCTGTGTGTGCAGGTGCGGGTACGCCACGGTGTTTACTGATGCTTATATCTTGCATCCCTACGCGCAGAGTATTGTTGTTGGCCATTGGGTGAACCAAATCATTCGCACTAAACGTTTGAACGAATGCACTTTCCGTAGGTGTGATGTGCATGACTACAGAGTAGGTCAGGTTCTTGGTGATGCGAGGTGCTATCATGCTCCGCTTCTTGGCCCTCTTCTGTGTTGACTTACGTCGCCCCTTGTGGTGAGTGGTGGTAGGCCGGTACCGAGGGTACCAACTGCTTGTCCTGTGTCCCGATTTGCTGTACATTTTCTTGGTAGTCGTCTTTCGTCTCTTTTTGTACTGCTTGGAGGTCGATGTCTTGTATGGCTTGCGCTTTGTCATCGAGTATTCTCTCTATATATATATATACAATCGAAATATTAATAAAATAAATAATTTAATGATACTCATATCGAATTTTTCAAAATTTCGACTTTGACTTAGTCGTTTTTCAGATTCTCAGATTTTTGATTTTCAGATTTTTATCGGGATGTCCCTAAATTGAAGATTTTTGTCTCAGAGGTTGTGGGTAATAGTACGCCACAACCAGCCGGGATTTTATGACACGTGTCACGTTTTGATCCATTTTTCAGATCTAAAAGCCGTTTTTTTGGTCACGTGGTCGCTTTTTTCATTTCTGTCTCAGAGGAGGTTTTTTCACTGGATGCCGTTACACGGTCTTATTTTTGAGGGCAAAATTTCAAAGTTTTATTCTTCTTCATCCATATCGATCACCAGGGTGAAGCGACGGGCCAAAGCAGGGGTCAGGCCCTGTGTATACCATTGGTGAGGGGCGGTGTTGGACGTGATGAGTACAGTTGTCCAATTCTTCCATGTCTGTGAGCCCTTTACTGATAGCATGAAGCGGTATCCATCCAATAGTCGGAGGAAGCGATCGTACTTGATGTTGCCATAGTAGTCGTCAAAGAGGATGGTGCTTTGTCCGTTGTAGCCGCACCACCAATCGCCATCACGGGTTACCTGGTAGAGGTCCGGATCGAATTCCAGACAGGCTCTAGTCTTTCCAGACCCCGCGGTGCCATGTAGGATGATGACCTCTACATGTTGATAGTCTTTCTGAGTTGCAGACTGCCAGTTGAATCGCATATGTCCCATGGCTTTGTAGTATCGCGCATACGTGGAACAATCTATTTCTTGCAGTTCATAATTTGATTTGCCTTCTTTCATGGCGTCATACAGGTTGCTGATGTCGTTCCTTTTGCCTGGGTTGGAGATGGTACCTGTCTCAGTGTACACTCCGTCTTTCTTGCAGTACTTGGCAGCTTGTTCAGCAGTGCCTCGTCTCTTTTCTATGTGTGCTCGGGGGAGCAGCAGTTTGAGCTTCTTGAATCTCGTTTGTTTGGTTAACTCACAGTACCCTTGCAGGTGAGGGGTTCCAGACTTCTCCCCTATTTCCTCTCCGTAAACGGTATACGAGGCGGGGAGTTGGGCGACCTTAGACTTATCGTCATCGGTCGGGTTGTTGATGGTGAAACAGAAGTTTCGGTATCGGTCGTTGTTGCGTTTCGCTTTGCTCATCGAGTATTTTCTCTCTATATATATATATATACAATCGAAATATTTAATAAAATAAATAATTTAATGATACTCATATAGAAAAACTGGTTGGCGCTTCGCTCAGTTGTTCGGGGAGTGCCCTTTTGATGGGGGGGATTCTCGGTGCTGCACACCTTCGCACCTGGCGGCGGGCAGGGTTGGTTTCGAATGTTGGCGCTTCGCGCACGCGCTTCGCGCGCTATTCTTATTCTATTCTATTCTTCCTCGTCATACTCGGAGATATTGGGTTTGGTGAACAGTACAGAGTACTTGATTGTCACCGTGACGGTGAGTGGTTCACTGTTGGTCAGTCCTGCGACACTGAAGCGGTAGAGAGGACGTGATATAGGACTTTCAGTGTGTGTACCAGTGTGTTCCGAATCCGGTTTGGTACTGAAGTGCTTTTTACCATGGTATTTTTTCCCAGAGTAGGTTGTGGAGAGTTGGATGCTGTCGCCTTTCTCCTTGGCTTTCTTGAAGCGAGTGTGTCTTTCGATCATCTCTGTTTCACTTCGATGAGTCTGTTGGGCTTCTTTGCCCTCCTTCAAGGTATGTAGGCAAGCCGTGTGTGTACCGGGTGCCAGGTATTTGACGGTCATCTTTGAACCGAGCACAGTAAAGTGCTGGTAGAACCGCATGTAATTGGTGAAACGAAACGGTTGGTGTTCGTCCACTTGTTTGCAATCTTGTTGTTGTTGCTGGTCGGTGGCTGTGTGTGCAGGTGCGGGTACGCCACGGTGTTTACTGATGCTTATATCTTGCATCCCTACGCGCAGAGTATTGTTGTTGGCCATTGG